CCGCGTGAAGGCGCCGAGGGCAGGTCAGCCCAGCAATCAGGGCGAATCAGTACCACCAAATACCGACAACCAGCAGAAGCCCTGGTGATACAGCGGAGGACCCGGGTTCGATTCCCGGCAGCTCCACAAAGACCAGGTCAGAACGTCTTCCGAGACTAACTGACCTGGTCTTTTTTTATACCCACAAGACGCTTACCGGACGCTTTCACCATCGCACCATCCAACGCATCCGCTGCCTCCACATGCACCCGACCCCGACCGAAATACACATCCGACGTCATCGACACCTGCGCATGCCCCAACTGATCAGCAGCCACACGCGCCGTCAAACCCTCCTGATCAAGGATCGTCGCCACCGTCTTCCGGAACGAATGCGACGTCACCCAATCCAAACCGAGCGCCGCACGAACCTGACGCCACTGCCGCGCCACCGTATCCGGATCACGCAACGTCCCCGCCGACGACTCGAACAACATCACCCCACGCGCCGGCCGATCGACGAGCATATCCACCGCGAACGCAGGCAACACCATCTCACGCTTACCCGACTCCGACTTCGGGAACTCCTCCCGCACCAAACCACGACCGGCAATCCGAATGACCTTCCCCGCGACCCGGACACGACGACCCTCGACATCGATGTCTTCTCCACGCCGCAACCCCATCAATTCGCCGATCCGGACACCAGTCGCAGCGAACATGACGATCACGTCCGCCAAATCTGCATGCTCACAAAACTCGGCGACCGTCGGCACCCGCTGATGCCTCGTCGTCTTCAAACCCTTCCGGATCTGATACGGCGACAAGATCACCGGACACGGCACCGTCGAGGACCGCACATCCTCCAATATCTGCGCGAGCACCACCGGATCTATCGACTTCGGGCGCTTCTTCCGCTTCCCGATCAGATCCCCGACCTCACGCACCGGGTTCACCTCAGCGGCCCCGAAGCGGACAGCGATCCGAAACATCCCCGTGAGGATCGTCCGCGCCTTCTTGCCGGTGGCGACACCGGAGCGGGCCGCGACCTCCTGGATGAATGTGTCGAGGCGCTGGGTGGTGGCTTCCCGGATCGACAGGTTCCCGAGACCAGCGACGATCCGTTGGCCCATCGGATCGTACGATTCGAACGTCAGCGCAGCCCGATTCTTCGCAACCAGGTCCTCGCGATATTTCGTCCATAGAACCGACACTTTCGACGACGCCGTGATGTCACCACCTGATGCCGCTGTCCGCTCCGTCAATGCTTCGACGAGTGCTCGTTCCGCTGCAGCCCCTGTCTTGTCCTTCACCCCATCCGGTGTGTAGCGGAGCATCCGCCGTGTCACCCCGTCAGCGTCGCGGACACGACACAATGCTTGCCAGCGGCCATCCGGCAACTGCGTACGACTGATTTTCCCGTGCGCACCCACAGGCAACGAAGGGCGAGGCATCAGGATTCGGCTAGCTCGCCAACAGTGATCGTGTACCGGTCAGCGTCAATGGGCGTCACGGTACAACCAAACACTGTACGGACCGTGGCCCCAAAAGTGTTCTGTGAGTCAACGACCCCACGAACATCGAATGTGCCGGACTCTTTGCGTGCTGTCGTGTCAGGAAAGTCAGCGGTAGATGGCGACTTCAGCCTGTCGCGAACCGCATCTTCGCAGGCAATCTCGGCAGCGAAAGACGAGAACTCGCGGGGCTTGTCAGGCGCACGTGGAGCATCGTCGCTATCGTCACCGGAAAACATAGACCACATCACCACACCGGCTACTGCAGCGACGCCAACACCGAGAATTGAAAGATACCCGTTCTTCTTCTCACTGCGAGGTGCTTCAGGGGCCTGCTGCAACGCTGATGTCCACTGCCTGCCATCCCACCACCGCAACTGTCCGGAACCCTCCGGATCTAGATGCCAACCTGGCTGACTCATAGCTCCCCCTCTTCCTTCATATTCTTGTACTTTCGCAGGCTGTAGACCGGCGCTGTCGGCTTCTTGTTCCCTTGGCGTTTCGCGAGTAGTTGTTCGATGACGACGAGGATCAGTCCACGTTCGGACGAGGTAAGCCTGTTCGCGATCTCGGGCAGAATGAAAGGTTCGTCTACCATCCGTCGTCCAAGCTGTTTTCGAGTTCAGCGACTTCGATCGGGTCGAGAGCGTTCATCCGGCATTCCACCATCCGCTCCGTAGTCCACAGTGCATCCGCCAGCTCGGCTGGCTGCGATGACCACCGCAGCGCGTCGATGAGCTTCGGCAAAGGAATCAGCCTGCGCGCCGCCAACCGGTCGACGATGCGCTCTTCCCTCCGCGTGTACATCGAGTGCCTCGGCTGCGGCACGATGCCGCGTTCGAAGTGCAGGATCTCGTGAGAGAGGGTGGTTCGGCGGCCCGCCTGGTCGAGGGTCTTGCACAACCAGATCCGGTTCCCTTGAGCGAGCCCGCGCACGCCGGACTCAAGCTCGTAGCTGGTGCAGATGATGATGTGGGGGAACCGTTCACCTACGTACTCCCAGGGGTGCCAGTCGACGTCCATGGGGAGTGAATCTACGGCGCCGGTATGACACGTTCTGTCCGGAATGTGAGTTACATCAGTGTCATTCGTCATCGGCATCTGCCGCGACACCATGCGCGTCGATCGAGGGCGGCGGGACAGAAGAGTCACCCCAGCGGCCCTGGAGCACAGTCGCGTCGACGGTGGTGGTGCCTTCGCCCGACGCTTCGATCGATGTTCGATAGCCGAGTCGGGAACTGATCTCACGTAGTAGCTCGGCCGTGTCGATGGCTTGGATGTCCGCGGGGAGCCTGGTGTTTTGTAGGTCGTCTTCGTTGATGTATTCGGCAGCGACGAGCGCTTCGGCTACGGACACGTTCAGGGCGGTGGCGGTGCGTCGGACGCTGTCAAGTTTCGGCTGCCCCGTCTTGTCGGCGAGCCAGTTCGAAACGATCGACTTGTTGTAGCCCGCCGCCGCCGCAAGCGTGGTCTGGTCGACGCTGTTGGCTGCCATCTGTCGGTGTAGCCATTCACTCCATTTGGACATATCCGCAGCGTATCGGTTGCTTGGGTTGCATCCAATCGGTTGCATCAGTGCAACCGTAGGCGCAACGGAATTACAAGTCTGTCGTTCAGCAGCTAGATGCGTCCTGACCTCAATTAATGGTGTTCTGCGATTTACGCAAAATTGCTCCATGCATCAGGGTTGCGCCGATGCAACCAGGTCTGTATGTTGAGACGCAGCAACCCACTCGGGTTGACGCAACCGAACGGAGACCTGATGACGCGAGGATTCGCGATCAAGAGAGGCCGCTTCATCCGTGAAATGAAGCGTCGAAACATCCCGGACGCAGCCGCACTCGCCCGCACCGTCGGCGTCCACAAGACCACCGCATGGCGCGTCCTCAACGGCCAGTCCCGGCCCGGACCTGACTTCGTCAACCGCGTCCTCGACGCCTGGGGCATGGAGTTCCACGACCTGTTCGACGACCCGCGGACCAAACGCTCCCGCACCGCGGCATGACGACACGAAAAAGCCCGCCCCTCTGCAAAGGGACGGGCAACGCACCCACCAACCGGAAGGAAAAGCAGATGCACACCGATTCTACCTTGAACTCGGACGAACTTTTCGAACTCATCCAGGACTTCTTCAGCTTTTACGACATCGAGTTACTCGTGTCGTCGTACGCCTCCGATTTCGGACACCACTACACGGCGCACCTGGATAGCCGCTTCGAGCATCCAGAGATCGTGATCAACACGAACCGAGAAGGTACCGAAATGGTCGTCCTACGTGGCGAGGGTGACACTCCCCGTGATGCTCTCGCACGACTGCTGGAACTACTCCGCGAAGCAGCACCGCGATTCGAGCAGGTGCCGGCATGAGCGGGCAGACACTCATGGTCGACGGGCAGACCGTCACCAACATGGAACGTCTCGGCTGGATCGACGGCGCATCCCGGTGGGTCCTGGACCTCGCGGACGGCACAAGGATTCTCGCCACATCCACCGAAGTCACCATCTGGGTCCGCAACAGTACCGACCCGGTACCGCGGCCGAAAGAACTGTCCCTCGGCGTCATGTGCGCTATCGGCGGTGCAACGTGCCTCGCAGTGCTCACCCTCGGCGTCATGTGGCTCGCGAGAGTGGGCCTGATATGAGCATCGCACTTGTGTTGCATGACAAGCGGTTCGAGAACGAAGACGAACTGTGCACCAACTGCGGCTACGAACTGATCGTCCACGACCAGTGGCCTGAACCGTTCTGCCCCGACGGCTGTGACTGCGTCTACATCGACGACGCAGGCGACCTCGTCAACGACAACGGACACCCACCCACCTGCGAATGCCCTTCGCTCTGCAACCCCGACTACTACCACGACCAAGGCAGGTAACCATGACCGCAACACTGCTCGAACTCCCAGACATCATGCAGGGCACCGACGAATGGCACGACCAACGCCGCGGCATACCCACCGCCTCCGTCGTCGACAGCCTCGTCACCACCCGCAGGCTCACCGGCATCGACTACGCCTGCCCTGCATGTGCCGCACCCGCAGCAGAACTGTGCCGGAGCAAGACGAAGGCGGGCGCAACGATCAAGACGCTGCACCCGGAGCGCGCCGAGGCAGCCCGAAACGGCTCATCGAACATTGTGTTCGAGACCGCCAGCAACGACACATCACGCGCCATCACAATGCTTCTCGTCGCCGAACGCATCACCGGATGGACCGAGGACTCTTTCCTCAGCGACGACATGATGCGCGGCATCGAAGACGAACCGCGAGCACGCGACAAGTACTCGAAGCACTACGCGCCGGTCAGAGAAACCGGGTTCATGATCCGGCAGGACGGTGGCACGAAGCTCGGCTACTCACCGGACGGTCTCGTCGGCGACGACGGACTGATCGAGATCAAATCCCGGACTCCGAAAAACCACCTGTCCACCATCCTCGCGGGGCACCCACCCGCTGACAACATGGCGCAGCTCCAAACCGGACTGCTCGTTTCAGACCGCAAATGGATCGACTACGTCTCCTACTGCGGAGGAATGCCGCTGTGGATCAAACGCGTCTACCCAGATCTGCGCTGGTTCGACGCCATCCTCACCGCAGTCTCCGCATTCGAACGCAACGCCGCCGAAATGATCCGTCTCTACCAAGAGTCGGTCGCTGGATTCCCCACCACCACCCGCGAACTCACTGAAATGAGCTTCTGACATGGACATCACAGACGCAGCAGCACCAAAATCCGACCAGATCAACGCCGACGACCTCATGTCCGGACCCCGAGTCGTCACCATCACCGAGACACGCAAGGGCAACGCCGAGCAGCCCGTCGAGATCGTCACCGCCGAATTCGGCGGAGGACGCCCATACCGACCCGGCAAGTCCATGATCCGCGTGCTCATCAACGCGTGGGGCGCCGAGGCCCGCAGCTACGTCGGTCGACGCATGACCATTTACCGCGACCCCGAGATCGCATTCGGTGGCGAGAAGGTCGGCGGCATCCGCATCTCCCACATGTCCCACATCGACAAGAAACTGACACTCGCGCTCACGGTCACGCGGGGGCGCCGTAAGCCGTACATTGTGCAGCCGCTACCCGATGCGCCACCCGTCATCACTGATGAGCAGGCAGACGAGATGGCATCCACCATCAAGCAGGCAGCGAACAAGGACGAGCTGGACGCGATTGTCGCGCAGCTGAAAACGTTCAATCTAGGCGTTCACCGTGGGCCGCTGCTCGAACTGTGGAAAGCGCGGCTCGCCGACGTCACCACCGAAGCGCAGCAGGACGACGTCGAATCTGGTGCGCAGACCAGCCTAGCCGAAGAGGGGGCGGTCGCGTGAGCTTGACGAAGTCGCATCCCGGACGGACGAATTCAAACTGGCGCGGGGGCAAAACGAGTCACCCGCTGTACTGGATCTACAACGACATGGTTCGGCGATGCTCGAATCCCGGCCATAAACGGTGGGGGAGTTACGGCGGACGAGGCATCACTGTCTGCGATCAATGGCGCCAAGACTTCTGGAGCTTCGTCGCAGATATGGGTGATCGACCCGAGGGCAGCGTGAACGGCCGTGCGCTCTACAGCCTCGATCGAGTCGACAACAACGGTCCATATACGCCCCAGAACTGCCGCTGGGCGACAGCTTCCCAGCAGTCGAAGAACCGACGAGACCTGGCGTACCGCGGGCTCACCCGCGACGCGGAAACCGGCCAGTGGAGGGCTGCATCATGACCTGGACCGATATGCCGTTGGCTGCATTTGATATCGAATCAACTGGCCCGAATCCGATGTTCACGCGCATCGTGACGGCGTGTGTCGCCCGGATCGACGGGAAGGACACGAACGCCCGGAACTGGCTGCTCTATCCGGAGATGGACATCCCCGAAGGCGCAACGAAAGTGCACGGCGTCACCACCCAACACGCGAAAGAACACGGCCAGGAATACGCCGACGGCTACAACGAGATCCGGGAAGCCCTCACCACCGCGTGGGCGGAAGGCCGAATCATCTGCGCGTACAACGCATCCTTCGACTTCACCGTCATCGACCGCGAGGGCCGACGCCTCGGCTACGAACCACTCGTCGCTGGCCCGATCTTCGACCCCTTCGTCATCGACCGCGCCATCGACAAATACCGCAAAGGGAAACGCACCCTCGGTGTCACCTGCGAGTACTACGGCATCGGACTCGACAACGCACACACCGCCGACGCCGACGCGCTCGCAGCGGCCCGCCTGGCGTGGGTTCTCGGCCGACGCAACAGCGGTCTCGCACAGCTCAGCATAGAAGAACTCATGGCACAGCAAGCCGACTGGCACCACCAACGCCAAACCGATTTCGCCAACTACCTCCGCCGCGAAGGCAAAGACGCATCAGACGTCAACGCCGACTGGCCCATCCGAATCGAAGGTGCAGCATGAATCCCCGCCTGATGGACATCCACGAGCTCGCGCAGACGATCGGTGTCGCCGAATCCACCATCAAAAACAACCGACACTCACACCCCCTGTACCGGAAGGCAATCAAACTGGGTGCCGCCAACTCACCCCTCAAATGGCGACGAACCGACGTCGACAACTACATCGACCAACTGGTGGGTGAGACCGCATGAGCCGACCGAGAAGCATCAACCTACCCACAGTCGCCCCCGCAGCAACAGCCGCCGAGCTCGCCTGGGAACGAGACGCAGCCTGCCGAGACCACGACCCGGACCTGTTCTTCCCCGAATGGGGCGGCAACGGTGGAGTAGCCCAACGCAACCGCGCCATCGCCATCTGCGCTAGATGCCCCATCCACGCCGTCATCGGATGCGCCCGTAAAGCCCTATCCACCCACACCGACTACGGCGTATGGGCAGGCGAACACTTCGGCACCACCGCGAAAACCAGAGAGATTGCACGCGCAAACCTCGCAGCCATCGCAGGAATACCGGAGGCGAACTGACCTATGGAGCGTGTGTGGCTCGCGACGACGTACTACATGGACCCCGCTGTGGAAGCACTCTCACCCAACGCGGAACGGCTCATGACGCGCGCCATCGCCTACTGCGGAAACTCCGAAAGTAGCGGCTACATCACCGCAAAAGCTCTGAAAAACCTGGGAATTCCTGCCGCAAAAGCGAGAACTTTAGAGCTACTTTCTGCCCGCATTTTGGTGGAAACCGGTTGCGTCGATTTGTACCAGTTTCGGTCCTGGGATCGCTGGCAGAAAGAAGGAAACGCCCTGGTCAAACGCAAGAAGAACGATGCGGAACGTCAAGCGCGACACCGGGAACAGCAGAGAAAACAGGACCAAATGTCACGTGACACGTCACGTGATGTCACGCCCCTAGAGAAGAGAAGAGAAGAAGAGAACTCTAAAGAGTTCTCCAGTAGCACTCACCTAAGTACCGCGCGAGACGAGCAACCACGCGGCCCTGCTGTCCCCGTCAACGCCTGGAAACTCGTCCGAGACGTCATCCCCAACGAACACCCCCAAGCCGTCAAAACCGACCTCGCACTCCGGGCCTCCGCACTCATGAACGCCGGCACCGCCGAAGGCACCGTCCGGGCCGCACTCGAACTGTGGATCACCAAACCGAACCTCGGACCCGCAGTCCTCCCGAGCCTCGTCTCGGAAGTCATCAAAACCGCGGCACCCATCCACGCCGTACCCAACGGCGCCCACAACCTCGGACCCGCATCACAAAAGGCCGCTGGATGGCTCGCAGTCGGACAAAACCTCACCAACCCACACCGACCCAAGGAACTCGAATGACCGCCATCGCCACCGACGACACCGTCATCGCCGTCGCACACCTCCTCGCCAAAGCCGCCCTCTACGACCCCAGATTCTCGAAACCCGACGAAGGCAAAGCGATCGCATGGGCCGAAGCACTCGAACCACACCGCTTCGACGTCCACGACATGCTCCAAGCCGTCGTCGGGTTCTACTCCGAAAACCTCGACCGGCCCCTCATGGTCGCCGACGTCATCGCCCGCAGCAAAGCGATCCGCAAGGACCGGTCACAGCGGGAGTCGAGTGAATCTAGAGACAGCCGTAGTGCCGCCCAGGATCGACACCACGGCCTCAGAAGCGTCCCCGGCGACACCCAACTAGGGGGACTACCAATCGCAGGCGCAGACGGGCCACCAATCCCAGGCGCCTACCGAGTCAACAACGCAGCAGAACACCCCTGCCCCACCTGCAACGCAGAAGAACTCGAACCCTGCACCAACCCCATCACCCACAGCGCCCGCAAAATCCCCTGCCTCAAACGCCTCACAACAAAATGGTGAGGCTACCTCTCGAATTCCGCGTGTCGCGTGCGTGGAGCTGCAGGGTTGTCCGTGTGCGTCATGGTTGCGTGTGTGCATCCAACTCGGTAGTCTGGAAGCAATCCGGCTGCAACCGGAACCTCAAATCGGAAGGAACCCTGAAAATGACTTTCACTCTCGCTCCACTGCATGATCTCCCGAAGTTGGCTGCGCTCTACGTGAAGGAGCACGGTTGGACGCAGGGTACGGAGCAGGATGGTGAGGGCAAGGTGTGCCTCACTGGTGCGCTGCGCTTCTGCTCACCCGTCCCCGGTGACGGCTACATCGCCCGTGAGGTTTTCCGGCGGCGTGAGCACGCCGAGGCGTGGAACGACGAGAACGGACGCATCGCCGACGAGGTCATCGACTATCTTGCGCAGGCTGAGATTACGGATGCCGAGTTGGCTGAGACGTTCGGCCCGCAGTGGCAGGAAATCATTGCGCAGGTCCGCACCATATCCAGTGCGACTACGCAGCAGATCGAGGAGCTGTCCGCTGCTTGGGCCGCTGCTCGGGGCGCTGCTTGGGACGCTGCTTGGGACGCTGCTTGGGCCGCTGCTCGGGGCGCTGCTTGGGACGCTGCTTGGGCCGCTGCTTCGGCCGCTGCTTGGGACGCTGCTTCGGACGCTGCTTGGGACGCTGCTTCGGCCGCTGCTTGGGACGCTGCTTCGGACGCTGCTTGGGACGCTGCTTCGGCCGCTGCTCGGGACGCTGCTTGGGCGCTCGTCACCCGAGACCTCATCGGCACCAATGGATATACCCAGCAGCACTACGACAAACTCACCGCCCCATGGGTCACCGTATTCGGGAAACTCCACACAGACGACGTGATCGCATGAGCGGCATCACCGCGGAGACCCGCGAGGTTCGTACACTCGCCATCCAGACTGTCGTTGAAACTCATCGCGGTCTCGGTATCGCCGAACGTGAATTGAAGCTCGGACAGTTCACGGCAGCCCGCGGGACGATCCGGCAAGCCACCGCCATGTGCGAACTCCTCGACCAACTCGTCCCGCAGATCGGCCGGCCAACCATCCTCGATGGTGACCCTGCTGCTATCGAGGCTGCGCTCGACGCTCTCCCGTTGGAGTCGGTGATCACGTACGGGTCCGGTATCGACTTCACTGCCGCTATCCATGTCCGGGCCGTCAGCTTCGTTGGGACCGTCTGGTATGAGACGGCATTCAGCAAGCCCACCGATTCCGAAGCTATCTCCCGCAACGGCCTGGTCACGGTGATCGCATGACTGCCCCTGAGTGCTTCGTCGAAGCGTGGCATCCGTGGGATGGCAAACCGGTGGAAGTTCCGGGTTTCGATCCGACTTTGCCCCGTCAGCGTGTTATTCGCGATGGTGCGGAATGTTTCGTGCTTGCCGATGATCTGCTGGTGGCAGTCCTGTGAGCACCCCGAATCCCGTAGAGGTCATCGCACATGCACTGGCGAAGCATCCCGGTGGCGCGCGTGTTGTCAGTAGCGGCGAGAATCAGCTCACGGTGATGGAGTACGTGTGCGGGTGCGGTTGGCGGGAGCAGAGCGTGTGGGCCAACGGTCCACGACACCCGGCGCACCTGGCGTCTGTGATTGCAGCCCTCCCCAACATCGCAATCGTGCCCCGAATGGAGGCGTCATGACCGTGTTTTACCAGGATGAATTGGTCACCTTGCACCAAGGGGATTGCTTAACTCTGCTGCGTGAGATGACCGATGCCAGCATCGACATTGTGGTCACCTCACCGCCGTACAACATGGGCCTTGTGCCAGGAGGTAACGGGCGAGGCATGTACCGGCCCGGAGCGTCGAACAAGGGCGGACGCTTCCGTGATGGCTACGGCGAGCATGACGACGCAATGGACCAGGATGCCTACGACGATTGGCAGCGAACCATCCTGGCTGAATGCTTCCGGGTCTCGCGTCTGGCTGTGTTCTACAACCATCGGCCACGCGTCGAGCATGGTGTTCTGCGTGATCCGCTCGGTAACAACTTCGGAATCCCGTTGCGGCAGCGCATCATCTGGAACCGAGGGACCGGCATCGACGTGAACCTGCGCGCGTTCTGCACGCGTGGCGAATACATCTTCCTGTTCGCCAAGTCAGAGTTCGAACTGGTGTCACACAGTGCGAGCGGTATGGGCGACGTTTGGAACCTGGGAATCGAATCGAAGGTTCCCGATCATCCAGCACCGTTCCCGGTTTCCTTGCCTACGCGCTGCATCGAAGCGACGGGAGCGAAGTCGGTACTCGATCCGTTCTGCGGCTCAGGAACCACTTTGCGAGCAGCATCCGATCTCGGCATTCGCGGCGTCGGATTCGAGCTGGAGAGGAAGTTCTGCAACCTGGCAGTGAAACGGCTGGGGCAGATGGCTTTGGACTTCGGAGGGGCAGCATGAGCCCCCGTGAGTGCGACGAGTGCAACTCATGTGCTTGCGATGGGAGCTGCTGATGAGCGGCGGGGAGTTCGCGGCGATCGAAGCCCGAGCCAACGCAGCGGATGACTCACGAGGCCCGATCGAGCAAGCGGTCATGTACCGAATCGAACCGCCACCATCGTTCTTCGACCACATCTCGGCCAGCCAGCGTGATGTGCGTGACCTGTTGGCTGCGGTGCGGGAACGGGACAACACCATCGCACAACTACGGCGAGCCGCTAACCGGGTCTACAGGCTAGTCGAAGCCCGCGAACGAGACCTTCGGTACTCAATCACTGATGAAGAGCTTCGCGCTGCCCTCGACCCACAGGAGACACCATGAGCGACTACTACACCGAAGCATCACTCGTCATCAACGAGGCACTGGGCAACCTTGACGCCGACCTCAAAGGCTGCACACCCTCGATGCTCGTCTCGGCACTCGAACAGCACGGATACCAGATCGCCCGACTGCCCACGAATCCGAGTCAGCAGGAACGCGATTCGTTGGATCATTCGTTCTACGCAGCACTGGCCCGTCGTGATTCGGGGGTGCAGCCATGAGCAGGGAACTGGAACTCATCGCGCAGGTGTTGAGCATGTCCGCTGGTTCACCGACTGCGACTGCCGCTCATGTGGTGTCGATGCTGTCGGAGCACGGCTACAGCATCGTGCCCAACCCCCGGCGCGGGGAGCCACCCGAAGCACCCGAACTACGCCGCACCGCAGACAGCCTCGAACGCATCGCCCACTGGAAATGGCCCGACGACCGCGACGAATGCCCATTTACCGCGAAGGGCCTGCGGAAACATGCTGATGCGCTCGACGAGTGGGAACCGGTTATCGCTGCTGCCGCTGAGGAGGACCAGTGAGCGCACTCAAGTTCCGATGCTGCGGGCACTGTGCAACAGACCCAAACCACGGATCGCTGAAGTTGACCGAAAACCACGATGGCCCGTGCGTGCCAGGTTGTGACGACGGCAACCGAATTGCCAGAGCCGCTCGTGCCGCTGAGGAGGACACCAATGGCTGACACCTGCATCGCATGGCTCCTTGGATTCGCCCACGGATTTCATGCGTTCCTATTCGGCACCGAGGAGGAGAAGCCATGAGCGCGGACCGTATCGCCGACCTCGAAGCCGAAAACATCAACCTACGAACGGAACTCGCCTCCCGCGACGCCGACATCATCGGCCAACAAACCATCATCACCGTCTTGCAGAAGAAACTCCGCGAAGCCGAAGACGACGCCTCCGCCAAACGCGCCGCAGCCAGGCAGGCCGAAGAAATCGCCACCGTCCACGGCCTCATGACCACCACCATCCCCACCGAGGTGCAACCATGATCGATGTCCTGTGGCTCGCAGGAACCTTCAACCCCCAAGGCGAAGGCATCAGCGATGACTTCTTGAAGCGTCTCGACCCTAATCGCTTTCGGTATCGGTATGTGACGGACGGCTATTTCGCCGACTACGGCAAGGCAATGAGCTACGGGGAGTCGACCCGCCTCGGACAGCTCGCACTCGACCGAGCAGTCCGCGAATGCCCCGGCCCTGTTGTGGTCGGTGGCTATTCGCAGGGTGCAGCCATCGCAGGTAACTACGCGGCATGGACGAAACAGGCCAAGGTCATCGGATGCGTGCTCATCGCCGACCCACTCCGCGACGGCTCACGTGCCACCGTCAACGAGAATCCAGGCGGCTACGGCATCGGCGGCCAACGCCGCATCGACAACATCCGCACCTTCTCTGTCGCAGCATGGGGCGACCCGATCACCTCCCTCCCGGCAGGCAACTACCTCCGCAGCATCGCCGACTTCTCCGAATTCATGAGCCGCGACATCAACGCATGGGCCGTCAACATCCTCTCGAAGATCGTCAACGGCCAGTTGCAGCCCTGGTGGCGATGGTCCAACCGCAGGGATTGGGCTGAGGCTGGACGGTGGTTGCGCGGCTACACCACCGATGGCCGACACACCGACGCCTACATCGCTGAAGGACTCACCAAGCAGCTCGCCGAAGCAGTGAATCGGGATATGCGATGAGTCGCACGATGACCACCACTCTGGTCCTACCGTGGCTGCGTCCCCCGCTGACGTCGAATGAGGCGAAGCGGGGGACTGGGCGCGGGCATGCGCGGGTGGTGCGTGAAATCCGTTGGACTGTAGGAATGTTGGCGAAGTCGCAGAAAGTGTGCTCGCATCCACGCTCGGATGTGCTGATCACGTGGTGGGCACCGAACCTCATTCAGCGTGACGCAGGCTCACTGGCGCCGACGTTGAAAGCTGCGATCGATGGCTTGGTGGATGCCCACGTGTGGCCAGGCGACCACTTCGAATGGGTCCGCACCGAATCCTGCCGCGTCGACCTCGACCGCGACAACCCGCGCATCGAACTCACCATCACACCCATCTGGACACCTGATCCGCAGTACCCGCCCGAAGTCCAACTGCAACCAGGAGGGACGACGGTATGAGTCCACGCGATCCGATCACAGTTGCATGCCCCGCATGCAAAGCGAAGCGCGGGCAACCCTGCCGATCGCTTACGTACAGCGACCGACGCCCCATGGTCGACGTCCACACCGCCCGCGACGAGGCTGCTAACTCCCTCGCACGTGGACCGATCAACCCGCTCACCGGAAGGCGCAACCCGAGATGACATCCGGTGACGTGGCATTGCAGATCGGGCGGGCGCTGTGGCTCACCCGAGTACACGAAGCAGTTCAGCGAACCATCCACACCCTGTTCGACATGCTCGGCATCCCGAACACGCCCGAACTCCAGGCCCAGATCGGCGACATCCTGGCCGTTGCTCGATGGAATTCAGCCATGGAGGGCGAATCGTACATCCCGCTCGAACGCAAGGAGCTGAGGATCTGGTGACTGACTTCTTCCTGCCGCGTCACGACCAGAAGACACTCCTCGAACAGCTCCGCCAAGTCCCTGCACTCGTCGAAGACCTCACGATTGCGATCACCCGTCAGGACCGCATTACTGCGCGTGGCCCGAAAACGTCACGCGGGGATGACACGCAGCCGTTGCCGTTCAACGAGCACGCCTCCGATGCGGCCCGTTATCTCGAATTTGTTCTAGCCAATTGGGCAGCGTTCACCTGCTACAACCGCGGCATCGACTACGACGGCCGCGACAACGTCATCTCCGTCGCCCGCTGGCTGCGCGTGCACATCATTGACCTGGCGTTATGTCCTGGCGCCGAGGAATCACTACCGGCGATCCGGGACGCTGTCCGCAACGGCAACCGCGCCTGCAACGGAGCACACGACCGGGCCGTCATCGTCCACAGTCCGCATGACGTCGCCCGCGCCCGCTACAGCGTCCTCCACGCGAAAGGTGTCGAAGCGGCTGTCCGCGAACTCGGCCCCGAATACCGCACCCTCACCGAACAGCGCGTCTACCGGCTAGCGCGTGCCGGCGTCATCACCCCCGACCGCACCATCACCCTCGACGGCCGGGAGACCGCCCTCTACGTCCTCGGCGACGTCTTGGATGCGCACCTGAAATACCCGTCACGACAGAGGAAGGCAGTTTCAGCATGAGCGAGATAACCCCCAGTCTGCCGCTGACGATTGAGCGGCAGAAGGTGAACCAGGCGTTGGAAATTCTAGGCATCCCACAAACCTGCTTGCGATCTGCAACCATCCACCTCGACGGCATCACAGTCGAGCAGGTTCGCAAGAGCATCGACGACGACGGCCAGGTGACCTCTCATCTCACGCACGGCCAGCGACTTGCAACGATGACCACCGACATCGAGGTACCCCGTGAGCGCCCGTGAGGACTGCCCGCACGATTCACTCTCGGGTGACGAAGGCCCCATTGAAGATCTCGGTCGGATGCCAACCCGGTGGAAGTGCGACGAATGCGGGAAGGTGGCGGTTGACCCGTGAGTGAGCGTGAGGATGCTGTCGCCCGCCTGATCCAACACCACGGCGACCCCGACGTCCGCAAACTCCCAGCCCTCGCATTCCTCGAAGCCTGCCAACCCGGCTTCCGTGCCCGGTTGGACCGCATGCTCGCCGACCGAGGCCTCGAAATGGACGGCACCGGAACCATCGTCCCGCTTACGAAGTAGCAAGATGCTAGGCTTCGCCGAAGGCGGGAGTGGTCACAAGACCATTACCCGCCATTCTTATGCCTCCCCGTAGATAGCGGCGCTGCATCACCAGTGCGCTCCGGGGACAACGACGCCCCAACCGGTAAGGCTCACGGTCGCGGTTGGGGCGTCCAAACGTTCAGAGAGGCCAACTCGTGTGGAATCTCCTGCAAGACGCCATCGCCGCAGCCCTGCGATGGGCAGCCCTACGAGCCCTCGGTATCCGCTGACATGCAATCCATCCAAGACCAAATCTACGACACCGAACAACAACTGAAACAGGCCCGCACAGCAGGGAACTTCGACGCCGAATACGTCCTCGAATCCCAACTCGACCGCCTGCTCGACCGCCTGCCCCGCACGGGGCAACCGTAGACCCGCACGGGACCACGGCACCCCGCACGTAAGCGAGACCCGATGGCCAAACAGCGCGAACCGAGACCAGAACTCACCCCAGCCATCGAGTCCAGCATCCGCCAAGGCCACGCACTCGGACACACCCAAGCCTCCATCGCAGACACCCTCGGCATACCAGCACCACAAATAAGCCGCTGGGCGAAACGCATGGGCCTCATCTGGCGCACCGCTACATCCAACACCGCAGCCATGAACGAAGCCGTCCGAGAACGCATCGCCTACGGCCGCGCACTCCTCGCCGAACAAGCACTAGCAGACGCAATCGCCATCCGCGAACGCATCTGGGACCAATACACAGTCCTCGGCAACAGCATCTCGGGACCCGTCGAATACGTCCTCGACCTCCCCGACGCGAAAGCTGTCTCGGACTTCACGAAGGCTATCGACAAGCTGATTCTCACCCACGAGAACCTCACCAGGTTGGGTGCCGCGACCAGCGCGAATGCGGCTGCCAGTGTGCTCGCCGAGATGCAAGCCGCCCTGGAGAAGTTCGCTGCCGAAGACGAAGTCGACGACCTCATCACCGACATCCAACAGACCGAAGGAAACGACGACGATGACTGAAGACCTCAAGGCCCAGGGATTCCCGCCGTCGTTCACCATCGGCCGCTACAGCTTCACCCGCCTCCGCAGCCGCAACGGGCACAGGTGGGAATGCTCAGACGGTATGCGCGCCGTCGGAGGCTGTCGGACACCATGGGGCGCATTCATTGCGCAGCGCCGATGGTCCAAGGTGCCTGCGAGCCCCGAGTGACCTCGCGTCTCGCCCGCCTGGGCCGCATCACCCGCAAACAAGCCCTGAGTATTGCCCGCGCCAACACCGAAATCTGCATCTGGCACGGCGCAGTCTCCAGCGGCAAAACCATCGGCTCCCTCATCAAATTCCTGATGGTAATCCCCACCGCCCCATCGACCGGCGAAATCGTCATCATCGGACGCACCCGAGACACCGTCTACCGCAACATCATGAAAGCCATGCAAGACCCCGAAATCTTCGGGCAGTTCGCCGAGCACGTCAAATACAACCGCGGCGCACCAACAGCCGAAATCTTCGGCCGCACAGTCCACATCCTCGGATCGAGTGACGTACGCGCCGAAGCAACCATCCGAGGCATGACAATCTGCCTCGCCTACCTCGACGAAGCGACCCTAGTATCCAAAGAATTCTTCTCCATGCTCCACACCCGCCTACGCGTCAAAGGGTTCCTCTGCCAACTGTTCGTCACCACCAACCCCGACTCACCCCGGCACTGGCTGAAAACCGAATACATCGACCGTGCAAAAGAACTCGGCATCCGCGTCTTCCACTTCAAACTAGAGGACAACCGCGGCAACCTCAAAGACGGCTACATCGAAAACCTCGAACGCCAATACACCGGCCTGTGGCGACTCCGCTTCATCGACGGTGAATGGACCATGGCCGACGGCGTCATCTACTCCATGTTCGACCCCAAACGCCATGTCGTCGACAAACTCCCCACCATCGTCCGCAAGTTCGCGATAGGCATAGACGACGGCGTCCAACACCCGGCAGCCGGAATCCTCCTCGGCCTCGGCGAAGACAACAAGCTATACGTCATCGCCGAATGGGCACCACCAAGCGGCACACCAGCGGACCGCTCCAAAAGTCTCCGCAAGTTCGTCCAAGAACACGGTGAACCGGACTACTACTTCGTCGACCCATCCGCCGCAGCCCTGAAAATCCAGCTCAACCGCGACGGCTTCGGCAACGTCGCGAACGCAGCGAACAAACACAAACTCGGCATCGGCCTCGTCTCCTCCCTCCTCTCGGCGGGAGAGATGCTGATCTACGGACCCGACTGCCCCAACCTCCTCTCCGAGATCGGCGGCTACGTGTGGGACCCGAAAGCCGCTGAACGTGGCGATGACGAACCGATCAAACTGTTCGACGACTTCTGCGATGCCTGGCGGTACGCAGTCGCGACCGCACGCCCCATGTGGCAGCCGTATATGCCCCACATCCACGCAGCTACGACGTTGCCTGACGAACGAATCGAGGTGGCAGCAGCGTGAGCTTGTATGCGAATGGCGTCACTTGGCCGCCGCAAGACCTCACACAGGTCATGCGGCGCACCGCAGAATCACAAGTCTGGTGGGAAGGCGACACCGGCAAACTCAACGACTACTACCTCGGCCACAACACCCAAGCCACCCACGTCGGGGGCACAATCGCCGAACGCGCACGAGAAGCGATCAACGTGTTCTGGGGCCGCCCAACAACAGCATCCACCACACCCATGAAACGCCTGCACGTCCCACTCGGTGGTGTCATCCCGAAACTGTCCGCGACGGAACTATTCGGCGAACCCCTACGCGTCCTATCCCCGGACCTCGTGTCCACAGGGAAACGACCGACACCGAAAGCAGTGAAAGAAGATCCACTGCAAGTCCGCTCCGATCTCATCTTCAACACACCCCGCTTCCACGCTGAACTGTTCACAGCAGGGGAGTCCGCGTCAGCGTTGGGTGGCAACTTTCAGCGCGTCGTCTGGGATGTCTCCACCGGCATCGAGAACGCGTGGATCGACTTCGTCGACGAAGACCGCGCCATCCCCGAATACAAGTGGGGACGACTGGTCGCGGTCACATTCTGGTCAGAGCTCGAAGGGTCCGACGGGCGTGTCGTGTGGCGGTGGCTTCAACGCTACGAACCTGGCCGCATCGTCCACGGCCTGTACTGCGGCACCGGCAACGACCTCGGCAGGGCGATGCCACTGACGGAGCATCCCGCGACCGCCAGTCTCGCAACACAAGTGCGAGCTGACACCGACGGCTACTCGTACGTCGAAACCGGCATCAAAGAACTCGCCGCCGAGTACGTCCCGAACGTTCTCCCGAACCCGGAGTGGCGGCATGACCCGAAACTCAAATACCGGGGCCGCGCCGACATCTCCACCGACGGCTACCCACTGCTCCACGAACTCGACCGGGTGTACTCATCGCTGATGAAGGACTTCCGTGTCGGTTCGGCCCGCGGTATCGCCTCCTCCGACCTTTTGCAGTCGAAGGGCGCAGGCCAAGGGTTGCAGCTTGCGGAAGATCAGGAGTTCTTCACATCACTGAACCCTGGCGTCGGCGCCGACGGCTCAATGGAATCGATGCTCCAGTTCTACCAGCCCGCGATCCGCGTCCTGGAGCACGATCAGGGCGGCGACATGCTGCTCCGAGCGTTGCTCCAAAAGACCGGCTACTCCCCATCGTCGATCGGCCTGTCCGACGAGGTCGCGCAGACAGCGACGGAAGTACGCGGTAAGAAGGCTCGCACCATCGGCACCACGTCGGGGAAGTCCCGGTACTGGGGTGCAGCGCTCGGCCATATCACCACCGCGTGCCTGCGTATCGACGCGATCAAGTTCCCCGGCAAAGGTGTCGCCCCGTCGGAGGAGATGGTCATCGAGTGGCCGAACTTTGCTCGCGAGTCGGACCTGACGAAGTCACAAACCCTCATGAATTTGCGTACAGCTCAAGCCGTTTCGACGCGCACAGCTGTCGCGTATTGGCATGAGGACTGGGACGACGACCAGATTCAGGAGGAGGTCGACGAGATCGACAAGGCGAATGTCATGGAACCTGCATTCCCCACCGGACCCGATCAGGCCCCGACGTCGGGTGACGGGGCAGTTCCGTTCGCGAAGAAACCCGAAACCAATCCGATAGACGCCCCGACCGAGGAGTGACCCTGTGTCGCTGAACCCCGAGAACGCCGAGAGCATCCCTCGCAAGCTGATCGGAATGTACAGCGCCACAGAACTGAAACTCCTCGGCATGATGGCTGACGCAGTCTCGAAAGGCATCGACACACCGGAGTGGGCCGCACAACAACCCGCCGAGATGCTCCGCTTCCGCAACCAAGCACAACAACTCGCGAACGGTCTCACCGCGGCAGCACCTTCGGTCGTCGGAGAAGCCGTGCAGGCAGCAGCGAAGTTCGGTCGGGACGCTGTCGACGCCGACATCGACTTGGCCGGCCATCTCGCGGCGAAGTCGTGGAGACCGGCAGGATTGCAAGCGAACCTCACGGTCGGGAAAACACTCGAACAGCGGGCACTCGAAGACGGCGTCGGCGCACTCGCACGCGTCAACCAAGCCCTCCCCGGTGCCGCATCGAACCTGTACCAGCAGGTCACGACCCGCGTGAACGCAACACCCGTCTCCTCTGACCTGACGCGCAGGCAGGCAGTCCAGCAAGCATTGGACGTGCTGACTGCCCGCGGCATCACAGGATTCAAAGATAACGCTGGCCGCAACTGGTCACTTTCGACGTATGTGGAGATGAAATCCCGGACGCTCGTCAACAACACCCTCCGTGAGTCGCACGAGCAGCAGGCGTTGGCGCGCGGGCACGACCTACTGGTGGTGTCGTCGCACGCGAACCCAGCCCCGGTGTGCCAACCCTACGAAGGGCAGGTGCTATCAATCGGCCAGAATGCGAAGGAAGGCAGCACCATTCGTCCCAACGCGACGGGTGGCGATCCGGTCCGGGTGAAGGTGAAAGCGACCTTGTCCGATGCCCGGTCAAAGGGACTGTTTCATCCGAACTGTAAACACGCGACGTCGATCTACCTGCCCGGAGCTTCGCGTACGTTCACGACCGAACCGAACGAGGACGGCTACAAGGCCACCCAGCAGCAACGTGCCATGGAGCGTGCGATTCGGGATACGAAACGCCGACAGGCTGTCGCGATTGAACCGAGCGTTAAGAAGCGGTTGAATGCTACGCTTCGCTCACAGCAGACGGCTCTGAAACAGCACGTCGAAGCGAATGATCTGAAGCGTCGTAGTCTCCGTGAACGCCCCGACCTCGGGTACAGGATCAACCCACCGGACGCACTCGATTCGGTCACCGATGTTCCGACGACGCCGAAGCCGACAGCAGAACCCAAGCGAGCTGTCGCGGTCGACTCCTACAAGGCGAACGCGTCGACGACGAAGAAACTTCAAGCCGAACTCGCTGGCCTCGACGACGGCGGGAATGGCGACCTCCGACGGATCATCAAAACCAACCCGCAAGGCACCAACTACCTCGTCGCCCGCGACAACACGGGTGCCCCCATCGGGGCGATGCAGTACACGCCACAGAAACGTTCAGCTGGCTCGCCCCGCGAAGTGAACATCCACCAACTTCGATCCACAACCAAGGGTGTCGGCTCCGGCCGCGCATTGATCACCGAAGCCGCACGCATCGCACGTGACCTGGACAAGACCGGCAAGGACGGCTACGAACTGAAGGTGTACGGCGTGATCGATACTGCTACAACCTTCTACGAGTCGACCGGCGCTGTCGTAGACAAAGCCACCAAGATCGGCCACTGGGACCGCAACGCCATCGATCGACTTCTCGATCCCGTGGCAGCGCCTACGCCGGACGTTGAAGGATGGCTGGCAGCGGAGAAGAAGTTCGTCGATGGGCAGTTAGCGGACACGAAAGCATGGCTTGCTGCCGAGTCGAAATACAAGTCCACCGTCACCGAATGGTTGAAAGCTGAGCAGACGTACCGCCGATCTGGTCCAGCACGGACCCTCACCGAAGACGAGGGCCGCGACTACGGCAGCAACGTTTGGTTCGACTACGCCGACACACTGTCCGACTCAGAACGGTCCGCGGTGCGCTTCTACACCGGCAACGGCTACGAGGACATCAACGAACCACTCCGGGACCTCACACTGCCCGTCGATACGAAGCTCGGCAACAAGATCGCACTCATCGATGCAGCGATCGAGTCTGCACCGCGAGTACCGGAGAAGATCATCGTCGGTCGGACTATCGCCGAGAAAGTCTTCGGGATCACTGCGCGCGACGGGTACACACTCGAAGCGAGCAATTGGCAGGCTCGGCTGGATCAGGCTGTTGCGTTGATCGGAAAGCCACTCCGTGACGATGGGTTCATGTCGACGGCATTGCAGTCCGAAGAGTTCCGCATCGAATACCACGAAGCGAAACTCCTCATCGAAGTGCCAGAGGGAACCAAGGGTCTCTACGTGTCATCCCACCCGAACATCGGCACGTCACCTGACCCGCGTGCACTAGCAAGCTACGGTCCGGAAGAGAACGAGCTGCTACTTAGCCGCGGCGTAGAGTACGAGTTCGTCGACGCCGATATGAACCCAAGCAACGGCGACCTCACGATCACGATGCGTATTACCGGGCAGTCACCGAAGAAGGTCGAGGTAACCGATGGGTAGCCTCGATGACTCTTCTGACTTCGGCGCCGAAGACACATCGAACCAAACGTACTTCGGTTCGACTGCGGTGGGTCCTGGTCGTTGGATTCGCATCGACGGTATCGGCGTCCTCTGGACAGATGATGCTGATGCGCTGCAACTCGCGAAGATCCCCGACGCTGATCGTGATCGAGCGAACGCGGTACGCAAGGGCCTGCACAGGCTCGCCGCTGAACAGATCACTGCGAGCACCGCATTCGACAATCTAGCCGTGCAGTACGGGCAAATACCCGTGGCCGGTGACCTGTCGACGTTGCCCCGCACGTAACACGCTTCTGCCCGCATGGGCGAAGAACAATCCGCTCCACCTTGTTAGCCCCCTGCCGCATGGCATCCGGGGGCCAATGCCGCATGGCAGAAAAGAGTCACCTGATGCGCAACACCCTCGTCCGCTCCGCACTGATCCGTGGTACCGCACCGACCGCATGGAACGTGCAACCCCTCCAGCAGAACTTCGCCGAAGCCGAAGGTGGTGAAGCCTCCGAGACGACCGAACAGGAAGCCGGAGAGACCAGCACCGAGAAGCCCGAGGAGACCTCGAAAGAGGAAACCAAGGAACCAGCCGATATCGACTGGAAGGCGATGGCACGCAAGCACGAAGCCGAGAACAAGAAGCTTCGCCCCGCCGCCGCCGAGCTGGAGAAGATCAAGGAGAGGAATCGCAGCGCTGAGGAGAAGGCGCAGAAGGAACGCGACGACGCCCGCGCTGAAGCCGCCGAAGCGAAAGCCGAAGCCTCACGCGAAAAGGCAGCCCGCAAATACGGACTCTCCGACGAAGACCTCGAATTCCTCGACGGCGTCCCCGCCGACAAGTTCGACGCCCGCGCGAAAGCACTCTCCGAGCGCCTCAAAAAGGCTGGCACCTCCACAGCAGGAACCAGCGGCGGCGAAGTCACCGGAGCGAAATCACAGCTGCCACTGCAAGACCAGATTGCGGCCGCGCAGAAAGCCCGCGACTTCCCCCTCGTCGTAGCACTCAAAGAGAAACTCCACCACCAGACCACCAAATAGCCTTCAGGAGGCACCCTCATGGCCGGTATCACCGCCCTCGGAACGACATTCAACCTGCCGAACTTCCACGGCGAACTCTTGCAGATCACCCCCGACGACACCCCGCTCCTCTCAGCGGCAGGCGGACTGAACGGCGGCAAGCAGGCCACGAGCACCAGCTTCGAATGGCAGGAATTCGACCTCCGCGAGCCACAGGTACGGCCCCGCTTGGAAGGCCAGGACGCACCCAACCCCGAGGCACGCGTCCGAGCGAACAAGGACAACATCGTCCAGATCTTCCACGAGGCCGTCGCGACCAGCTACACCAAGCAGGCCGCCGTCGACCTCTACGCGAGCGCAGGCCAGGGCGCGTCTAACCCGGTCACCAACGAGCATGCGTGGCAGATCACGCAGACCCTCAAGCAGATCGCCCGCGACGTGAACTACACGTTCTGGCACGGCAAGTACAACAAGCCTGCCGACAACACCACGGCACGGCAGACCCGCGGCCTGTTCGAGGCAATCACCTCGTCGAAGCAGTACGCCGAGCAGGCGGAGACCACCGGAGCGTCGACAGCGACGGACACGGTCACCGCGACGCACAGTCTCGTTGTCGGCGACAAGGTTGTATTCACCAACGTGGGTGCCGCAACGGCTATCGTTCCCGGCCGCGCGTACTGGGTGGTGCAGAACTCGACGACCGCCAGCTTCAAGGTGTCCGCGGTCAAGGGCGGTGCACCGATCACCATCGGTACTGCAACGGGTGTCGCGTTCGTCGGCGTCAAGGCCGCTGAGGGAGTCGCGAACGTCACCTCCGACCGCATCAATGGTCTTCTTCAGTCGGTATTCACCAACGGTGGCATCTCCGAGCAGGGCACTGCGACCCTGTACGTGCCCCCGAATCTGAAGCCTGCTGTGACTGCGGCCTACGCCAAGGCCAACAACTCCACGGTTGGTGTGCTCAATGGCACCCGCAATGTGGGTGGTGTCTCCGTCGATACGATCATCACTGACTTCGGCACCCTCAACGTCGCCATCGAGCGTGCGCTTCCCGCGGACGCACTCGCGGTGCTGTCGCTGGAGCAGATCGATCCCGTCTTCCTGTCGATCCCCGGCAAGGGTGTCCTGTTCGAGGAGGAGCTCGCGAAGACCGGGTCATCGGATAAGACGCAGGTGTACGGCGAGATCGGTCTGTCGTACGGCAACGAGCGTTCGCATGGCATCGCTCGTGGTTTCTACTCCGCGAACTAGCTCCATCTGATTGCCCACCCCCTACGTCTCCCTTTATCGAGGCGTAGGGCTGGTGGGACCAATGCTTGGTGGTGGTGCGTCCCTACGTGCCCCGGCAAAGTTCATTTGACCGTGCGTTATGGCGGGCTGCCCGACTTGGCATCTGTATGTCGGCGGGGGCGGTTCATGCCGGGTTCCTTTCACGTCCTTACGCCCGTCCAGCGCACCACCACCCACACCCCTACGGAGGCACGCGTGCTCGTCTACGCCGACACCGCAGACTACGAGTCCTACACCAAGAACACTGCCCCCGACAACGCTCACTCTCTCCTACGTGAGGCATCGATCCTCGTCACCAACGCAACACGCGGCGATGTGTACGAAGTGCAGGCGAACGGCCTACCGGCCGACGACGACAAGCTTGATGCGCTTCGGAATGCGACATGCTCGCAGGCTGAATCGTGGTCGACGGCAGGGCTTGATCCCGTAAGAGGACCGGGCGGGCAGGATCAACGCCTCACGACCTCGGCAATCGACGGTGCATCACTGTCCTTCGACACCCACTTGACCGCGCCTCAGATCGTGATCGCGCTGAAGTCCCTGTCGGATAGTGCACTTCGCATTCTCCGCAACGCAGGTCTCGCCTCCGCTGCTGTGGGGTCGTCGTGAGTGATCCGCTGGCGATCTGGTGGAAGTGGCCGGTCACGGTGCGACGGTTCGCGGGTGATGGCTCCAACGGACCTGTATTCGACACGGCTGTAACGCATCTTGCGAAGATCACGCAGAAACGCAAACTGGTCCGCAACAGTGCCGGCACCGAGGTCGTCTCCGAAGCGCGCGTCAGCCTCCCAGCGTTGACTCCATTGATTCCAGTCGGCAGCCTTGTCACCTTCCCGGCTGAGTTCGGTGGACGTGAAGCCGAAGTGTTGGCCGAACAACTTCATCATTCCGGGATGGCTGAGACCCCCAACTTCTACAGCATCGACCTCACCTAAGGGGGCTGACGTGGCGATTGACTTCGAAGCTATCGCGCAGCGTGTCATCGTAGCCGCCGAAGATGGCGCGAAGGACGCAGCCGACGTCATCAAACAGGACGCGATCGAACGCGCCCCCGCCGAAACCGGTGAACTCCGCAACTCCTGCCAAGTCGACGCCGACGGCCTCGAAGCGACGATCTACTTCGACACCCCCTACGCGATAGCCCAGCACGAAGAAATCGACTGGAACCACGAGATCGGTGAAGCGAAGTACCTCGAAAACGCTGCAATCGCTAAGCGAGAAGTAGCCGGAGCTGTCATCGCCGAAGCAATCAGGCAAGCCCTGTGACAACACCACGACCACCCGCCACAGGCCCGTTCCTCCGCGACCTCGCCGCGCACCTCGTCAACCTCGACCTGGTCCGCTGGAACCCCAACGGCGCCGCATACACCGGCCCGACGACACTGCCCGCCCTCTTCTTCGAGACTCTGCCACCGCAGCCGGATCATGCGATCTCACTCGCCTCGTACAACGACGACCGATCACGTGACCGCGACAGTCCCGACTTCTACATTCAACTCCGCGGGCGCGCACCGGGTCGTGACCCACTCGCCACGCACGCCCTGATGGACCGCATCTTCGAAGCACTCGACGACGAAGAGAAACCCCCCAACTCCTCCCACATCCTGTGGGGGACAACAAAGGTACTGCTCTGCCTACGCCACATCCGCGGACCTCTACTCACGGACGGCAACAACCGGTTCAGCAGACCTGACAGTTACACCATCACCGTCAACCCCTCATAGGAGACACACACCATGAGACTCGCATCAACACTCGCAAGAGACTGGGCACTCGACGTCACCGAAGACAACGGCGCTACCTGGGTGCCCGTATTCGGATGCTCCAGCCTCAACGCCATGTTCGTCACCTCCGAGCAGGACGACTCGGACATCGACCAGCAGGGCTTCGCATCGGCAATCGCCACCGGCCTCGCCTACTCCATCGAAGGAGCATGCAAGCGGAAGGGTGACACTTCATCCGGAAGCTACGTCGACGACCCCGGGCAGGCGATCTTGCGTCGCAGAGGCCGCAAGACGGGGCTGGACAACATTGTCACCGCACGCATCTACCGCAAGGATGCACTCCCGGACGCCTACAAGTGCGACCACACCGTCAAGTGGACGGACACGGCAGCGGGGGATGTGAACGCGCTCCAGCAGTCGACGTTCACGCTGACCGGTCGCGGGAAGCCGGAGGAGATCAGCAAGCCTGTTCGCGGGGCGCTGGTAACAAAGATCATTACGCGTTCGGCTGCGACGGCGGGCACGTTCACATTGTCCGTTGTGACGGCAACGAGCACCGAGGTTACCGGTGCGCTTCCTTGGAATGCCACCGCGCTTCAGGTGCAGGCTGCTCTCGAAGCGCTCGTCAATGTCGGCGAAAGCAACGTTTCCGTCACGGGTGCTCCGGGTGGCGCGTGGACGGCGAACTTCTCTGTCCTCGTCACAGGTATGACCGGCATCGGTACGTCACTGACCCCGTCGGGCACCGTCACCATCACCTAGTACCGGAAGGTCATCGTGGATGATCTCGAAGCGCTCCTGGACCCGGATCTGACCCTGCCCATCGACGGCAATCACTTCCGGGTCCGGTGCAGCGCCCGCCAAGGCTTACGCGTAACCAGGCTCGTCGCACTCGGACTTGAACTCGACGACCAGCAAGAACGCATCGAGGTCCGCGCCATACTCGGCGACGCCTACACCCAGCTCACCGAAGCAGGAGTTTCGTGGCCGCGGATTGCATTCGCCGGGCGCACAGCGATCCTTCACTACGGTCACTCGCCGGACCTCGCTGCCCGGTACTGGGAGAGCGGTGGGACGCCGGGAAATCCGATACCCCCATCACCGAATCAGGTGGCGATGGGGGAGAAGCTGCGGAACCTGTTCCGCAGGAATGCATCTGCAACGACGAATGCTCAGGACGCCTCACCTGCACACCGGGTACATACGGCCCTGAAGATACAGGCGGTGGGCCGCTGGACCCGAACACCGGGCTCCGTCGCTGGTACGAGCCTGAACCGGAAGCAGCGGCGGGCGCAGGCACGGTAACCAGCACATGGGCGGACATCCTGTTCGGCCATTGGTCAGCCATCGAGGAAGACCTCCTAGTTCACCGCGGTATCGACGTCGAGTCAGGCATTCTCGATGCCCGGTCCTGGCGGTGGCTGAAAGCGCGCATCTCCGGCCTCACCGACGACCCCACCACACGCTTGCATGCAGCGTTGACGAAAGCGGCCTGATGCCCACCTTCAAGGAAACGACTTTCGACCCCGATCTGCATCTGCCTATCGGCGGGAAAATGTACACGGTGAAAGCGCCATCCGGTGACGAAGGTCAACGTCTCCGCATCGTCGCCGTCGACGGCAACACACCACTCGCATACCTCATCGACGAGGCAGTGAACGTTCTCGGTTCGGCATTCGACGAGATGGCCGCGGATGGTGTCGCATGGACGCACATTCTGCATGCGGGACGCACCGCGATCATTCACTTCGGAATGTCACCTGACCTCGCCGAAATTCATTGGCAACTATCGCATCTCGGGAAACTCGAAGACATCGACCAACTGGTCAAACGTATCGAGAAAGCCGAGACGTCTGAAGCATGATCTGATCGGAGGGTCGGCCTGTGGCATTGAACGTAGGCGAGCTTGTTGCCACTCTTACCGTCGACGATTCCCGGTACACCCGCGGAATGGCCGACGCACAGACTGCATCGGTGCGGATGGCGCAGACCGCCACCGAGACCAGTCGTACTGTGCAACGCTCCAACGAGCAGTCCGCGACGTCATACCAGCAGCTCGCACAGCAAGCACAGCGTTCGCAGTCGCAGGCCGAGACTGCGCAGACCCGCGCACGTACGGCGGTGGAGAATCGCACGACAGCTGAGCAGAACATGCGGACGGTGTTGGAGCGTGTCGGTGCGACCGAATCGGAACGTGCGGCAGCGGCTCGCCGCTACGAGACTGCAACCGACCAGGCAACGCGGGCGCAGGAACGCGCACGGGACGCCACACGCGACTACCAGCGTGCGCAGGAACGAGCAGATCGGGCCACCCAACAGTTCGGGGATTCTGCCCGCGACGCGGAACGTGAAGTCCGGCAACTCGGCGAAGCATCCGACGATGCCGCAGAATCTTCCCGCGGCATCGGCGAAGGTGTACGCGAACGAATGGAAGGCGCATTCTCCGGGGTCGGTGAAATAGCCGGCCGATCAGGTTCATCCGGTGGCGGCAACTTCCTCTCCGAGTTCTCCGGGAAGATCAGCGGCTTGGCAGGCAAAGGCGGCCCGATCGCGGCGGCACTTGTCGGTGTCGCTGCCGTAGGTCTCGCAGCGGGCGCGATCCTCGCGAACGCCATCGCAGACGGCATGGAGCGGGAGAAGCAAGAGGACCTTATTCAGGCGAAGCTCGGAGTCAACGAGGAAACCGCTCGCCGTATCGGTGAAGCAGCAGGTCTCGCCTACTCCAACGCGTGGGGCGACTCCATCGCAGGGAACATGGACGGTGCGCGTGCCGCGATCCAGTCCGGTCTCCTGACCGGCGAGGAAGACACCAAAACCTTCCAGTCGACGATCGAGCAGTTGAATGTTGTTGCCGAGTTGATGGGTGAGGACATCCCCGCTGTCGCGCGCGCCGCTGGCCAGTCGGTGAAGAACGGTATCGCCAACGACGCAACGGGGGCATTCGACCTACTGGTGAAGTCGCAGCAGAACAGCCTCAACGTGTCCGAGGATCTTCTCGACTCACAAATCGAGTACTCGACACAGCTTCGCGCGATGGGCCTCGAAGGTGAAGAGGGTTGGGCGTTGGTCGCGCAGGGTGTCAAAGGTGGCGCGCGGGACACTGACGTCGTTATCGACGCCCTGAAAGAAATGAAGCTGCGGGCCACTGACGGGACCGCGGCAGCGGCAGACGGTTTCGAGAAACTGAGTCTCAATTCGGATTTGTGGACGACGGCCATGAATGAGGGTGGTGAGGCGTCGCGTAATGCGATGGCCGATGCCCTGCGTGGTCTCAATGCGATTACCGATCCGACGGAGAAGAACGCGGCTGCGTTGGCGTTGTTCGGGACGAAGTTCGAGGACATCCAGGGCGCAGCCTTCGCACTCAACCTTGACACTGCCGTGGCACAGTTCGGTGAGGTCGAGGGTGCCGCTGCGAATGCGGGTAACACGATGTCCGGTAACACGGCGTCATCGTTCGAGTCGGCGAAACGGTCCATCGAAACGTCCTCGAATGACATCAAGCTCGCGCTCGCGCAAGCATTCGGCCCAGCACTGACCGACGTCGCGAACTGGGTGACGACGCACAAGCCGGAACTCATCGCGTTCTTCACCGGACTCGCTTCAGCCGCACTTACCACAGGAATCGGTATCGCACAGTTCTCGGCGGACGCCCTCCGCGTGATGGCGAATTTGAGCGAGGGCACAGGCAAAGCACTCGGCTTCATGGTCGGCGGCATGGGCGAGGTAGTCGGTGTCGCGGGAAGTCTCGCGCGGGCACTCGGGATGGACGGTGTCGCTGACAAACTCGAAGGCGTCGGCGATGCGATGAAGGGATTTCAGGACGCTACCGAGCATGGCGCGGACACGATGCGTGGGATGGCTGACTCCATCGACAGTGCCATTCCCAGCTTGGAGAACGTCCGCGATGGTGTGGTCGATGCTGGTGAACGTGCAGAGACTTCGGCGCGACTCATGCAGGCGTTGGGCACTGCTGTCGTGGAGGACATCCCGGATGAAAAGTCGATCATCATTGATTCGAATACTCCAGAGCAGACGGAAGCGTTGAAGGCGCTCGGCCTGAAAGTCGAGGAGCTGCCGGATGGGACGTTCAAGGTCACGTCGAACACGGATGAAGGTCAACGCGCGATCGATGCGTTCATCGGGAACAACTCCGGTAAGTCGATCGATATGTTCGTCGAGTTGGAGCAGCGGAGGATCGGGTATTGGGAAAGCCGGGGGGTGTCCTCTGAGGATGCTCCGTCGATGCAGGGCCCGGTCCCTGTCATCGGTGACGGCAACAGTATGGGTGGCGGTGGCGGTCACTTCGCTGATGGTGGTATCCGAGAGGCGCATGATCCGCAGATCGGCGATGGCCGCGTCACCCGCATCTGGAATGAGCCGGAAACCGAGGGCGAATCGTATATCCCGCATGCCGCGTCGAAGCGGTCACGCGCGGAAGACATTCTTGGGATCACCGCGAGGAAGTTCGGGTTCGGGCTCGTCAAGTCGTTCGCTGAGGGCGGTGTCATCGGCAAGGATGGTCTCGATGCGTCGATGTCATGGGCGCAGTCGATGGACCCGGCTACGTACGGGATGGGCGGGTTCTCGACGTCGGTGATCGACTGCTCCGGTGCTGTCTCGGGTGCCATCAACAAGGCTCTCGGGTTGGATGCGTTCGACTCGCGGATGTCGACGGTCACGGAAGGGTCGTGGTTGCAGGCGCGGGGCGCGATCCTCGGCAAAGGGCCTGAAGGGACGGTCCGAGTCGGCTGGTGGGATGAGGGTGGCGGCGCGAACGGTCACACCGCTATGACCTACCCGGACGGCACGAACTTCGAATCGAATGGGTCGGAAGGTGTCGTCGTCGGCGGTAAGACCGGATTCGACGATCCGAGCTTCACTGACCATGCGTGGTTCCCGATGTCCGGGGATCTCGGGGCGGCGTCGGACACGGGCGCTGGATTCAATGCTGAGAATGATCCTGATGGGTCGAAGGCGTTCGCTGCTGGGGACTTCACCGAACGGTACCGGCAGGCATACGGCGTCGAAGAGGATCAGGTGAGTTCTGGCACGACGACGTCGGGTGTCGGCTTGTCGACTGACGGTAGCCGCGTGTATGTCACGAACTGGCCGTCGACGCTGGGCGGCTCGGACAAGCCGAAGGAGGAGGAGCGAAAGCCGATCCTCACGGCAGGGTTGAAAGTGTTCGCGAACGGCGGCGTCGAGGATCACACCGCGCAGATCGGCAACGGTGTGACGCGGATGTGGAACGAACCGGAGACGGGCGGCGAAGGGTACATCCCACTGTCGCCGTCGAAGCGCCCTCGGTCGGTGGCGGTCACAAAGGCTATCGCGAACCGATTCGGCTACCAGTTGGTCCCGATGGCTGACGGCGGACTCACCGGGTTCGGTGGCTATCAGGACTCGGACCGCCCGACGCTCGACATCCCACTCAACGGACAGGGCATGTCGGCGAACAAACAGCGAGCGAGCCTCAACAACCTGCTTGCCCTCGGGGTTGGCGGGCTCAACACGCTCGCATCGGGTTTCGACGGCAACGGCAACTTCACCGGCAAGTTCGACACCGGCTCCAACAGTCCCGCTGTGCTGGAGGAAGGACTCGGGCAGCTCCTCGGCAAGTTCGACGAACTCATCGATGCAGCGAAGAACGGGAAGCCCATCGACGTCCAAGTCGACATCGACCAAGGCAACCGGTCAGCGAACATCGCCATCATGGAAGCAGGGCTGTGATCAATGTCGAGAGCCTTCAAGCTGGACACCGCGGGCGGGCAGGTGTGGGACTTCAATGACCCCACCTGCCCGCTGCGTCTAGCTTCCGACCCCACCGGCATCGAAGGCGCAGCATTCGGATTCGACGACCAGAAGAACGTCGGCCAGGCGGGGGTCACCTACCGCGCACGCAACGACGAACCGAACTACATCGGCCTCGACATTCACGTCGGCCCCGTCCCGAAAGGCCCCGAAGCGCAGGAGCTACTTCAGCGAGTATGGGATTCTTTCGGCCGCGGCAAGCAGATCCACACATTCCACTCGATCACCGACTACAAAGGCGACCTCACCCAACTGGTGCGCCTCGCCGAGGCCACTGCACTCCCGACGTCGATGCTCACGCAGATACGGGACACCGGGTACGCACGGATACAGAAAAAGCTCCGCTCCGACGAGACATGGTTCCGGAAGAAGCCCGTCGAGAAGTCTTTCACTGCAGCACAGTTCGCTGGCGCGACGATTGTGTCGGAGTCCGTCGAACCGGTGTGGCCGTACTTCGAACTAACTGGCCCGATAACCACTCCCACCCTCGGTGTCGCAGGCGAGGCTGTACCGCTGCCAACTATCGGTGCCGGCCAAACCTGGATCATCAACACCGACCCGGATTTCTTCTCCATTCGCGATCACCTCGATGTGGATCGTTCGTGGGTGCTCCGTTACTGGCATACCCAAGCCCCGGCCGCTGAGCCAGGTTCGTCGGTCGATGTTCCGGTGACGATAACCGGTACTGGGACATCGTCCGCTACGAAGCTGAAGGTTATTTTGCCCCAATTGTTTTGGAGTGGGATATGACCGTCATTCTGCCGGGGTATGCGCGCCCGAACACGACCGACGTGCAGGGCTTCGACATCCAGGTCGGTACACCGGACGCACTCACATGGCGACCATTCGGTCGGTACATCAGCGCCGAGTTCAAGTGGCACTGGTTCCTCCCCAGCTTTTTCACTATCGTCCTGATGCCCGACCACCCCATGATCGGTTACTTCTCTGGCTGCCGACGCAGGGTCATCCATATCAGGACGTGGCGTAACGGGAAATTGTGGTCCGGTCGCATACTTGATTTCGACGCCGAAGGTCCACCTGGCCGCGAGACGATCACCATCACGGGCGTCAGCAACTTGTTTTGGATTATGCGCGGCCTGGCGTGGGTGAACAACTTGTTCCCCCCGGAGTTTCAGATCGCGTTGACGGGCAAGCAGGATGTGCGGCTCGGGCCGTTCGACTTCGTCGCGAAGGCGTACTGGTCGACGATCAATACGAGGCTCCGGAAGCCGAATTATTCCTCGCTGCCGTTGCGGTATGGGACGCCGGAGATGCCGGATCTTGCGGACATTGCCACCCTCGACGATGCTCTCAGTCTGATCGGCGGGTTTGCGTCCGATCTGGAGTTGGTGATCTTGCAGGCGCGGTTCCCGTCGTTCGGTGACCTGATAAAGCAGTCCGTTGAGAACCTCGAAGTCGGCCTGTCGAATGATCTGTGGACACCCGCCGACGGCGGTATCTCGCCGCACGTTTTCAACACTGACTCGCTCGCGCAGTTACAGAGCGTCTTCGACTACACGTCTGACAATTTCCTGAACTTCCTTAACCCTGGCAATGTTCTCGGTCTCGCGAACCCGAACGATTGGGGGAAGATGACCCGCGCCGGGTATGTCTTCTCGACGCACAAGAAGCGTGACATGCGGAAGATGATGTGGCGCACTGATGGTAATCAGATTGCGCACATCAAACGTCACGTCTCCCACGCGGACGCGCACCGCGTTGTGATCGGCGGGAAAGCCCCAGAATTTTTGAACCAAGCGATTGAGTGGGGCGCGAACTTCGCGATCCAGCTATTGCTTAATCTCCTTATCCCAGGGGCGAACCTCGGGACGATTCTTGTCGGGGACCTGTTCGACGACATCGCGTTCGCGTACCAGCAGTTCTGGGACCCGGACTTGGAGGACGAACTCGGTGAGCATGGGTTCGGTGAAGTGTTCGGCGACAACACCGCAGCATGGTCCTTGGATGGCGCATCGACTGGTCTGAACACGCTGAAGCAGCATTCGGGTTCGGATGCTGTGGTGATCACTCCGAATCCGGGGCTCGCTGATCGGGGCTATCAGTTCGGTATTGACGACGGCTCCGGTAGACGGTTTCTGTGTGGCGATGTGATGACGTTCTGGGATCGCGGTGTGACGACGGAGCAGTACGTATCCGAAGTCATCATCAAGGATTCTGGTGATGGCCGGATGGTCGAGAAGGTTGTCCTCGGTGACGCCGAGACAGTCAAGGATGGATTTCAGCGTGTGATGGGCCTGATCAAGGGCGCCGTCGGCACATTCAACGGCATCGCCAACAGCCTCTAGGAGAAGCGTTATGTCTTTCCGGACCGCATACGGCAACACGCATTCCGAGAATCGGTGGCGGATGTGTAATCGCGACGAGTGTGACATCCCGCGGATCAAGGATCTGTTTCTCGTCGATACCGCGCCGCTACGTCAAGGGCCGCCACTGACCATCCTCGGCGCATGGCTCAAGTGGTACGACCTCAACGTCGAGGAGATCGGCTCGCCGGTGTGGGGCTGGTCGAACACGAACGATGTAGCAACATCGAATCACCTCTCGGGCACTGCCGTAGACGTGAACGCACCCAAGTATCCGTGGGGACGTCGCGTGATGCCGGGTGATCGGATCGCCAAGATTCGGACAGGGTTGGCCCTGTTCGAAGGCTCGGTGTTCTGGGGTGCCGATTGGTCTCGTGCAGATGAGATGCACTACCAGATGGCGTGGGGTGAGGGTGACTCTCGCAATGATGTGTTCGCGGCGAAACTCCTCGCGGGGCATCTCGGCATTTACGGGACTGCGCCTGTGGCTGCTGATGACTCGGCAGTGTGGGATGACATCTTCGTTCAGTTCACGGGCGGTGTCCGCTGATGGGTACCTACTGGGCTGATGTGAGCCAGTATCAGCGTGTCGTCGATGACACGTACCCGCATCGGGTGTTTTTCTTCAGAACAAATAGCGGAGACAAGCGCGACACAAATGCGGATGCAAATCTCAGATGGGGTTTGAAGGCTCTGAATGACGGGCGAATTGACATCCTAGGGTGCTACTACTTCTTCCGTCCAGGGCAGTCCAACTGCGACCTCTGGCGAGACGTAGTCACAGTCGACGGCAAGATTCACCCCCAGATCGTGTGCATGGTCGACGTCGAAGGCGACAACGGCTCGGTGCGCGGCGACAACTCGGCTGAGATCAACGACGAAGTACGGCGCGTGCAGGGCTGGCTCGGTGGTAGCCGTGTCATCGGCTACCTCAACCCGAACGCTGACCCCGGATTGTGGCCTGTGCGGCCCGCGATCCCACTGGTGGTACCGCATTACAACAACACTCCCGGGCAGTCGTATCAGTATCCGAATCGGTTCGCGCACCAGTACAGCGACCGCGTGCCGTGCGCCCCATTCGGTGCGTGTGACGCGAACTTTTCAGCCCTGGAAATTCCCGCTCTTGCCGAACTGTTCGGCATCACTCTCACAGGAGGAATCGTGGCAGTACCGGAAGATGTGCAGCAGCAGCTCCGAGGTCCGCAGTTGAAGGGCTGGCCGCAGCTCGGCGATCAGTCGGTCGTCGATGGACTCGCAGATGCGCGGGACGTACTCCTTCAGCCGACGCCGTCGCTGATTAGTCCGGAGGTTTCATTTTCTCCCGTCGACTACTGGCGACTGACCGACGCGGCTGCGTATCGCATTGAGCGTGCCGCGGAGCGCATCGAGGCTGCACTGGCCCGTATCGAAACCAATCTGGGAGGTAAGTGATGTCGAAGCTCGCACAGAATTACCCGACGATCCGCAAGCTGATTTACGCCGTCGTCGTTCTCGTGTGCGGTGGTCTCGTCATCGCGGGGATCATCACCGAAGCGGAATCCGCAACGTACCTCGCGTACATCGGGTCGGGGTTGGGTGCGCTCGCTGCGATCCTCGCATCGGTGAATGTGTCTCCTGCCGTCGTGACGCTTGAACCTGCCGAGTACGAGATCGGGCCGCCTACTGTGGACATCGATATCAAGCACCTGGCCGCGCAGATCAGCGAACAATGGAGCAAAGCCTCGACAGTCAGTGCACAGCAGGCAGGGGACACGGTAGCCGACCTCCGCAGGCGCGCAGAAGAGGCGCTCGGCTACCGCGCTGAGGGCTGATGGAGGGGTTTCTGACGGGCCCGATTACCGACCTCGGGCCTGAGGGAATCCTTGCGCTCCTCGTCATCCTGATCATGTTCGGGAAACTCGTACCGAAGTCCCGGGTGGATGAGGTGCGGGCAGACAAGGATGCCGTCATTAGCGACAAGACGGCCACAATCACGGCCGTCCGGCATGAGCTTCGGGAAGTGCTGGATCAGAACACCTCCCTCCTGCGTGGGGCGCGGACGACGCTGCATGTCGTCGAATCGCTTCCACGTGTCGACGATTCCGCTGAAGGTGATGGCTGATGTTCAGTCGACGTAGCAGGTGCGAGTCCGAATTGAAGCAGGCGCGTGAAGCGCGGCAGGAACGCCGCGATGCGGAGATGCAGTTGGCGCAGACCCGATCCCGGACGCCCGAGGTAGATGAGATCACCGCCCGGTTGGAGCGTCTCTACGACCAAAACAATTTCGGTCACAAGATCGAATTGGCGATGGCCAGAAAGCGAGCCCAATGATGTTCCGAGATGCGAGCACGAAGGAAAAGGTGACCCTGATCGGGACGGGCGCCGTGGGCGCAGTGTTCGTTCTGGTCGCGGATTCCAAGCTGGCGGGGATGGTCCTGTACATCGCACTGTCGCTGCTGGCGATCGCGTTCGCTGCGTTGTATTGGACGCGGTCGAATTGGCAGAAGACCGCGCCAGGGCGTGCGCTGATGTACATCAACCTTCTACTGTCGGCGCTCGGTGTGTGGGTGACATTGTCGATTTGGTTCGGTGATGCGATCCCGTACAAGGATGAAGTGCGGTCGGTGCTGCTCCTCGGCTTCGTTGTGGTGATGATGAATCTGATCGTGACGCTCTCGCGGGAGCAGAACAAGACGGTGAGTGATTTGCGGGCTGCGAAGAAGGCGCGCGATTTGTTTGGGTCGGGGGAGTAGATGGAGAAGCTACCTGCGGGTCGACCGTCCGGGCATCCGAACCTGATGAATCCGCTTTCGGGTGGCCTTATCGGATTCATTGCGTCGCTGATCAACCAGTTAATCGACTCACTGTTCGGTGGCCTCGCCACGGGGTCCGGTAGTAGTTCACTGTTTCCGAATCTTGGGGCATTGATCGGGGATCTGTTTGGTACGAAGCAGACCGTCAATGATGTTGCTGATGTTCAGATTCCGCGTCTTGATAACCGCATCGACGATGTCTCGTCGGGTGGTGTGTCGGCGAAGCGTTCGTTCTTCGGCAATGACGGGACGTGGGTGCGGCCGGAGGGTGGTCCGTGGTCACGGCATGTTGTCGATGTGATCGGCGGCGCTTCGGGTGGTGGCCGAGCCAACGTGAGTAACGACGGCGGCGCTTCGGGTGCGGGCAGTGGCGGGTATGCCGGTGGCTGGAACTCAGCCGAGTTCTTCGACTCTGACTTGCCTGCGTCGGTCAACGTCGAGATCGGTCCGGGCGGTGCGGGTTCGACCGTCAATGGTGCACTCGGCAGTGCGGGTGGGCAGACCAACTTCGGCAACATCATTTCCGGTGGCGGTGCTACCGGCGCCGCCCACGGGTTCGGCGCGAAGACTATTCCCCTGCGCGGCGGTACGGGTGGGTCTGCCTGGCAACTCGGTCTCCAACTGGTGCAGGTGCCTGCTACCGCAGGTACGGGTCATGCTTACGGCAATGGCGGCATTGCTGGTTCGCCTCCGCAGTCCGGTGTCCCAGGCGGGAATGGCAACGCGCCGTCGCCGAGCACGATTGCCTATCCCGGTACGGCAGGTGGCGGCGGCGCACGCGAAGGCACAGTCGGCCAACCAGGCGGCAATGGCGGCAATGGCGGCTACCCCGGCGCACCTGGTGGTGGCGGCGGTGAAAGCGGCCCCGGTGGAAACAATAACGGTTTCGGCGGCAACGCAGCAGCAGGTGCCTGCTGGGTGACTTCATACAAGTAGAGAGCGAATCGCACATGCCTACAGCAACACTCACCGAAGAGAACGTGTCGACGATGCAGCCGGTGACGCATCTCTACGAACTGTCCGAGCCGTACGAGGAACGCGTTACCCATGTCCTCGTGACCGTCGCAACGAACCCACACAACGCGAACGAAGCTGTGGTTATGGCCGCGACACCGACCGGCGCGGCCATGCCGGAAGCGTCACAGTTGCGGCTGTGGATTCTGCACCGCGCGGAGAGCCGCACACATGCTGAAGCGCTCGCTGATCTCGGCTACACACTTTCGGAGGCTGATTCATGACTACGTTGCGTGACAAGCTCATTGACGGTGCGAAAGGTGGCGCAGCGGAAACAATCCGCTTCACCCCCGACACCGCCCGAACAGCAGGCCTCGACGGCATCGTCGGACCATCACCGGTAGCGGTAGACGTCGATGCCGATACGGGCCTGTTCACGACCACCGATCTTGTCGCAGGGCGATACACGGTCCGTATCAAGTGGCGTGCCGTCGCGATGGCCGAAACCTACGAGATCGCTGTCCCTGACACTGGTAGCAACATTGCCTTGTGGCCACTGATCGCCGCGTATGTTTCACTTCCACCTGACACTCCGATGGAACTCCTTGCGAAGTATTTCGCCGACAATCCTGTGGAAGTCGGCGGCATCACCAAAGCGGAAGCCGACACCGCTTATGCCCCGGTCGCGCTGGCCGACGATGTGGCCGACAAGCTCGGTACCGACGAGGCCGCGAGCCTCTACGCACTCAAGGGTGATGTCGGTACTTCCGAAGCGTGGATTCCCGAGGTCTCAGCGACAGATATGCACGCCACGAATTCGAAAACCGGCGTCAGGTCACTGATTGCCACCGGGTCGGGAATCACCAATGCTCGACCGGTCGGTGACAAATATGTGAGCTACGACAAGGACGGGTCGCAACTCTACGCACCTGGCGATGGCTCCCTCGCTCCGATGCCCGCAGCAACGACGTTCACGGAGATCGCGGGGTGGGGCAGCTCGACCATGCAGGGTTGGCGTGACCCGCTCAATGTCGCGGTGGCGCGAGCATCAGGCCTGGCCTACTACAACGGCGGCGTGGGTGGTCAGTCCGCTGGGAACATTCTTTCCCGCATCGGAACCCGCCCCGCACTCATCGACGCAGCGACGATTCCCGCATCGGGTGGGGTCGACGTGACCTGCTCGAACATGCGCTCGTCGGCTCCGATTATCAGCATCCCCGGAACGCTCGCAGGCATCGCGGGAACGCTGGCGAAAAATGCGATCGGCACCAATACGTTCACCTTCACCCGCACCGCATCCGGCTCGTCGACACCCGTCCCTGCGGGTACACCATTCCTGCCCGATGCTGGTCCTGCGCACCGATCCTCGTTGACTCTCATCAATATCGGAAAGAACGATATGGGTGGGAATGGGTACGCCGGGTACCTCCCGATGCCGGAACTGTTGACAGCGACCGAGCGCGTCATCAAGTACGTAACCGGGGTCGGCAAGCATCTTCTACTGCTCGGGCACTACGTCAATCCGAACACTCCCGAGGTGTCGGACCTGAGGCGTGATGTGAAGATCGTCAACGACTTCTACGCCACCTACGGCATCCGCTATGTCGACACGTCTGCGTACCTGACCGGCTCGGACATCTGGACGCATACCGGTGTCACACCGGACTCGACAGACCTCGCCCAGCAGGCTCTCGGTAATCTACCGCCGTCGCTGTCATCGGACGGCACGCACATGACGTCGGCTGCGAGTACAGCGTTCATCGAGAACGTGGTGATCCCGAAGCTCAATGCGCTCGGGTGGACGTCCATTCCGGCTACCGCACCGCCTGCCCCGTCGATACCTTCCGACTTCCTGTTTGACCTCAGTGCCGACTATCTCACCGCGGGTACGGCGGATGGCGCGGCTGTGACCTCGATGACGGCCCAGTCCGGCACTGCTCCGATCACGCTGGATCAGAAGCCGACTGCAGGTACGTACCCGACGCTCAAACAGGCGGGGCCGAACGGTCACGCATCGCTGGTGTTCCCGAATACCGATTCGTGGATCTCGACAACCACAGACCCCGGCACGGCACCACTTGTCGTGGCAGAGGGCGCTGCGCGCACGCTCATCACAGTGATGAAAGTGCGCGATGTGGGCGTCAACGCAGGCAACTACCCGAAGATCGTGTCCCCGTCGCTGACTCCCTCACCCAGTTCGTATCAGTACCTGTCGGCGAACCTCACCGGCACGCCACGTCTGGTGGCGTCTGCGAATGGCGGATCTTCGGTCAACCTCAACGGCACGGAGAACGTGATCGGCAAATGGGTGGTGGACATTGCCACTACCGACGCGGCAGGCAATGCCACGCATGTGACCTCCGGTGCGGCAGAAGTCACAGCGACCGGATACCCGGTCGGCGAGATTCTCGGCCTCCGATGGGGCGCACAGTACGGCAGCGCCCCCGGCGTGAACGGGCAACTCGACGGCGAGATCGCACGAGGTGTCATCTACGACCGGGTGCTGACTCCAGCCGAGCGCACGAACGCGATGACAGCCCTCAAGACGCTGTACGGCATTGCCTAACCGGCGATGGCGACCATCGACTTGACCAGGCCAGCCATACGCTCGACCCAGATGCGCGAGCTGGGGTAGTACTCGCGCATCTGGGTCAGGCCGATCAACTCGACCTCGTTTACCCAGTCAATAGCCTTCTGCCTGTCGGTGGTGTGGCGGTGACCGAACTTCCACAGCATCGTCGCGCGCACTCTGGCCTCGAACGGAAGAAACTGAATTCCAGGAGCCATCCAATGTGGTTCGATCGGAAAGTACCGATAAGGGGTCTGAACCCAATGGTGGTCGGATGCCTTGTGGATGACGTCGGCGAGGCGGGCACGTTGTGCATGGCCGCCGACGTGTTCAATCAAGCTGTTGGATACAACCAAGTCGAATGTGGCATTGCGGATGGCATCGGGAGGGTCGCAGGCATCGCCCTGTATAGCTGTCACCCGCTCGGCACTGTCGAGATCAGCAAGGTTCACGGTCACCACTGAGAGCGGCTGAACCGGGGCGGATGACCAGTAGTCGGGCGTACCGCCCAGGTCTAGAACATGCATGTCAGCGACTTGTGGGAATGACTCCATGAACTTGGACCAACGGCCCTGACGCGCGCGGTACGAAAGCGAATTGGAGTTGTTGGGATCGACCACACGGGCACTCAGCTTGTCCATGCGCGCAGGCTACCCCGTAAACGGTCCTGCGAGTCGAGTTTTCGATGACGGTTGACCCCCACCCCAGACCGGGGCATAACACCAAGAATGTCCGGTAGCTCCTCCCGCGGCATGAAGAAGCGGGCCGCAGCTTCCCTCCGCGACCCGCTTCCCACAAACTAACAGAACTCGAACGCCTGTGCGAAAGCATGGGCGTTTTTCTATGCCCGAATGCGGGCCCACAAATCCCCACACAGAACGGGGGTGACCGCACATGCAGGTCACAATCACCGCCCTACTCGGGGCGGCAACCACCTTCTATCTCAGGAGACTCATCATGGCCTCACAGGCAGAAAACCAGAAGCGCATCGACGCACTCGGCGAACAGCTCGACGCAGCCGCAGCCACCCAGGCGAAGGCAAAGACCGAGATCCTCGAAGCGATCGAGGACCTCCGCACCCAGGCCGCCGAAGCGAACCAGGAGTTCGACTTCACGAAGGTCGAGGCAGCAGCCGGAACCCTCACCGAAGGCGCGCAGGAACTCGACGACCTCAACGAAGACAAGCCCGCCGTCGAGGTACCCCCGGTCGTCGAGCCCGAGACCCCGACGCAGGCCGATCCGCTCGTCCCCGGTGCCAGCGCAGGCGACGACACCGCCAACTGACCCCCCCGCACAAAAAGCCCCCACCTTCCATCACGGAGGGTGGGGGCTATTTGTCGTTCTAGACCAGTGCCGCTTCCCGCCACCGTCGGACAGTGCGGTCCGACACCCCGAACTCATCCGCAATCCGCTTCGCCGGGACACCCTCCGCGAGCATCTGCAACGCGGCCTCACGCGGCGGCAGCTCGGACATCACTTCCAGCACCTGGACAGCCGCGGACGCCGGGGCCGGGACTGTCCGCAACAGCTGGACAGACAGATGCGTCACAGCCACCAACGCGAGCGGCGGCACCAGCGACACACCGACCGCGATCCACGACCCGGTGATCATCCATGCGTGCACACCGTTCCCCGCCATCGACGCCGACGCCCCACATGCCAGCAGCGCCCACGAGTACCGCTTGTCGGATGCTGCGATGACGCCGACGGTCGCGGCGAGTATCACGCCGTCGACGATCAGCGGCCACGCCCACGACACACCGACAGCCGACCGTCGCGCGAGGTCCCACAGTGCGACGTACGACACCATGAACGACAACGTTCCGATCGCCACGTTCATCGTCAATGACACCCACGCCGCGAACCCGATATGGTTTTTCATGAGATTCCTTCCGATTTGATTCGCATGATTGTTCGAGTAGGTCGCATCCCTGCCGGACGTTTACTGGACGTTTTGGTCAGGAATAGACCGGATTAGCCGTGATCACGAGCAGTACCGCGTGAAGGCGCCGAGGGCAGGTCAGCCCAGCAATCAGGGCGAATCAGTACCACCAAATACCGACAACCAGCAGAAGCCCTGGTGATACAGCGGAGGACCCGGGTTCGATTCCCGGCAGCTCCAC